AGAAGCAGTTGAACCAATACAAGCCAAGGCGGCGAAGCCAGAAGATGGTTCAGGCAAATTTATTCCGGAAATGTGGAGTGAAAAACTTTTACAGGAATGGTACACGTGGAAATAGTTGATTACGACAAAACAGATAAATGGAATATTCTCGGTATCCGGGAGAACGAAAAAGCACCTGCGCATGGATACGTAATAGTATTCTTAGGGCATAGCGGTAAGGAAACCCGGATAGGTTGCACGCCAGAAGAACTGCGAGCATTAGGCCGGGGATGCCTCGAAGCTCTCGAAGACTTAGGAAGGGAACCAACATGACAGAAAAAGTAAGGAATGCGGTAATCGGAATTAAACGGATGGGCGTTATACTTTGGTGTGTAACTGCAATTACTGTAATTGTATTCTTGAACCTGCACTACGCAGAACCGACAGGAGCTCCATCCATCACCGCAATGACTTTAATAGCCGCATTGGGCGGTGTAGACGTATGGAAGCAGGGAAGGAAAAAAGATGGCGAAGGATAAGAAAAAGAAGAAAGAACCCGGTACAGGCCTTAAGTTCAACAAAAGGCAGAAGAAGAACTTCGAGAAGTTCCAAGAAGGCTTCCGCAGTAAGTTCGGTATAAAGAAAAAGATTATTTCTCTTGCGTTTCTTTTTCTAATGTGTTATTCTTCCACAGCATTTTCTCAAGGCCGGAATGGTTCTATTAAATTTGCATGGGACGCAAATCCGGTAAGTGATGAAGTAACGGGCTATCAAATACATAGCGGTCTTACATCCGGGAACTACGACACTGTTACAGATGTAAAAAACGTAACGGCTGCCAAGTTGTCCAGCCTTGTAAGAGGCACTTTGTACTATGCCGTTTTAACAGCCTATGACGCTGCATACAACGTATCCGACTACAGTATAGAAGTAAGTGCTATAGCCAAAGACCAAGACGCACCGGGGAAACCGGCAATGTTTAAAGAAGTAGACATTGTTAATATCAGAGCCAACATAGTAAACTTAATTAGTGCCCGCCCTTAATTAAGAAAACCGGCACAAACTTAAATAAGACCATGAGCGATATCCATGAAGTTGTAAACGAGATATTGGAGTACCTGCCTATACAGCAACTCACGGTAAATGCACAAACGCATTTGCGCACTAAAATATTCACTATTGTTCTAAAGCATAGAGGGTTAGCAGTAGTTGAATTGATTAAGGAGAAAAACGAGCTTGACCGGCAGTTGTATATTGCTAAGAGGAAAATCGAAAGCTACAGAGAAGACGAACCGGTTGACCCCGCAGGATTTAATAAATAATTTTTATAGCTCTTTTGATAAAGGAGAATTGAAGTATGCCAACGGATACGATGGAAAATGTTTTTATGAGCAGCCTTGAGTTGTTTGTAGCAGAAGTAGAGAAGTACGACAACCTTAAGATCGTCTGCGAAGTAGCGGGCGGAGGCTGTAACGGTAGCGATATTATAGTTGTTGAAGACAGTAACATACTGCCGGATATAGCAGGCCATCAAATAACCGTTGAAGTCCCGGAAATATTTGCGAAGTGTTACGATGAAAAGTCTGTAACAAGGTTTTTACGAGTGATAAATCGTGACGAAAATGATGTCATATGCGAGGGAGTTACTCGCATTGTCGGATATTACAGCCGTGTCAATAACTGGAATAAGTCTAAAATAGGCGAACTCAGAGACAGGCAGAACGGTATGTATGGTACCGGTAATCATACCAAGCAGTACAAAGAAGAAGCAATGGCGACAGTCGACGCTCTTTAATTAATATCTCTTTTATCGCATTCTACGAGGGCTAAGTTTGAAGAACTTTTATATTAGCAACAAAAAATTTACTTGTTTTTTTCTGTTTATATTGTGGTCTCTTACTCTTAGCTCTCTTGGATGTGGTAATATGTCGTGGCAGAAACGCACGGTGATTACTTATGAAACAATAGGCGTAACCCTAGAAGAAGCAAAGCCAGTATTAATAGTTTTGTGTGCGGAAGGCATTCTGGATAAAGCAGATTGCATAGCGGCTAGGGAGGCGTACAACCAAGCAGTAACAGCATATGGAGCCATGGGTGTTGCGGCAATGATTGCTTTCGACACCGGGGACGATACACAGTACAGAAATTTAGCCAAAGAGCTATCGGAATTACTTATCGTTCTCAATAGGTTTTTAGTTACTCAATAGGAGCAAATCAGTGAGCATACCAATAACCCTTATCATACCCTTGATTGGGCAACTACTTACTTTATCCTTGAAAATTGCGGACATAATTGATCGAAGCGACGATATTAACGCAGAAGACAAACAGGCTATGAAGGCCGCAATAAAGAAAGCCAATGAAGGTGTTACTTACTGGAATGAGGACGGCACTTAAGATGTTCGGACAAAAAACAAGGGACTTAATAGTAGAGACTGCTACGATTGTGAAAAGAGTAGACAAAAGCCTTTTTGCCCACAACAAAGACAACGAAAAGAAGTTTGAAGGCATCTACAAGCTAATCAAGGAATGCACTGACTCCTGCCCGGCGGAAGACAAGTTCGACGCCCATACAAAGGCTCAAAACGGCACTCTGTTAAGGATGGAAAGGAAATACGATTCTTTCTATAAAGAACATCAGTCAGAACTAGGCGGGGTAAAAAACAAAGTAAGCGCAATGGAAGTCCAGAAGAAAACCAAGAGGGAAGTCCTTGGTTCTTGGCTGATATATATTACCATTGCTGGAATTATTACGGGTTCTTCTTTTGCTTATCTAAGGTATAAAGCCAGCAACGACAGAGTAAATAACAAAAAAATAGAAGTGATGTTTGAAAAAATATTGTCAAAATAGTTGACAAGTGCTTATATAACTGATACATAGTGTATTATATCAATAGGGTCATTTAAAATAAAAGGGGCAACATGAAGCTTGAATGGGGTAATAACAACACATCATTACTTATAACGGCAACTGGAAACCAGAATGAAAAAAGCTATGATAGGCTTTATTTAGACATAGTACACAGGCAGGTATCGGCAGAACATGTCTTGAGAAATATGATGTTAAACAGAATTACTCAACAAAATCACATGCACGAAAAGTGCGAAGAACTGGCAAGGATTAGAGCCCATACCGTTATGGGTTGGATACGAAGACATATTTTTTAAACTTTTCTAAAGCAATAATTATAGGCGAGCCGTGCAGGGCTGCACCCCATGCATGATGCTCGCCTTTTTTATTGCCATAATTTAATCATGGATAATTGGAAACACAGAGCAAAGACGATGCTGTGTCAGACCTGTATGTGGTTTGCTGAAAAAGCTCCGGCGGAAGATGCGGCAACAGTGCCAGTCATAGGACGTTGCCGAAAGAAGGCGCCTACCATGTCTGGCTGGCCAGTGATGTATACAACTGACTGGTGCGGCGAGCACAAACTAGACGAAAATAAAATATAATGGAATCGACAATAGAAGTAATAGACAAAGAACTTGAAGCAGGCATAGATATAGATAAGAAGCGTAAGGCAGTGAGAAACCGCCTTGCAACTGACTATCTATACTACGCACCACGCTGCCATAAAATAGTTAATAAGCAAGGCCAGCTCGTACCGTTCAAACTGAACGAGTCCCAGATATACGTCCATAGACTCTTAAAGAAAGAGCTAGAGCGTAAGGGATACATAAGGGCTATCATGCTTAAGTGTAGGCAGTGGGGCGGGTCTACGTTTGTTGAGTCATGGTTCTATCACAAGATTAGTTATAGAAAAGGAAAGCGTGCTGTAATTATGACAGAAGCGGACTTGAGCCGTGATAACTTATTCAACATGGTAAAGACGTTTCATGAAAACGCTCCTGCGGCTGTAAGGCCTCAGACCAGAGCCAGTAATGAAAAAGCATTGATATTCGACACGCCAAAGGGCAGTCCTGAATCCGGGCTGAAAAGCAGGTATGACGTAAAAACCTGTGAGTCAAAAGGTGGACTTGGTATTACAACACATTACATCCATTTATCAGAATATGCGTTCTTTAAAGACAGCGCACTTAACACCGTGGCTGGCCTTCTGGAAAGCGTGCCTTCTGAATACCCGGCAATACTTGGGACTCAGGTTATAATGGAGTCAACCGCAAATGGAGTAGGAGGCATATTTTACAATACATGGAAAGACTCAGAAGCACAAGAAGCAAAGGGTAAAGACCCTGATTTTCTCAGGATATTCATTCCTTGGTTCTACCATAGCCAATACAGTAAAGTCCTTACAAATGAGCAAAAACAAGAAATAAAGAACGGTTTAGACGATGATGAAGAATGGTTACTTAAACAAGAGCTTCCAAGTGGCGCAATGGTCTCGTATGAACAGTTGGCATGGAGACGATGGAAAATCTCTACGATGTCGGCACCGATGGGCTACACGAAAGAGGAATTTTTTCGACAGTGGTATCCTGCGACTGCCAATGAAGCTTTCATTTATTCCGGAAAACAAGTATTCCCTGTCTCCGATCTCAGAAAAGCTGAGGAAGATTGCTTCGAGCCTTTATTTGTGGGTGACTTCAATATGCACAACGGTAGATTTGAGGAAGAAGCAAAAGGCATGCTCAAGATATGGGAAAAGCCTATTCCCGGCACGAGGTATGTAGTTGGTGCCGATGTCGCCGAGGGATTAATCCAAGGTGACTTCACATGCTGTGATGTTCTTAAGCTACCATACGGTGAGCAAGTAGCGCAAATACACGGCAAGATAGACCCGGATACATTTGGTGACGTACTGGATTATTTAGGCAGGTATTACAACAAGGCCTTAATGGGAGTAGAAGCCAATAACCACGGACTGACTACTATAACCACGCTTAAGAAAGCTAATTACGCCAACTTGTACCAGAGAGAAAAACTAGATAGCGTCGGAGACGGTAAGAAACAGAAACAAGCGGGATGGCTTACAACTAAGAAATCGAAATATAAAATAATCGACGGATTGAGAAGTGCGCTACGAGACGGCGAATGCGGTGTTGTTTGCAAAGAGACAATTAGAGAAATGGGCGAATACACCATACACGAAGGAGATAACGGCTCCTGTACTTATGGTGCAAAGCTGGGATGCTTTGATGACCGAGTTATAAGCATAGCAATAGCCCTTGAAATGTTGTACACAATTCCTAAAGCAAGGAACAAAAGAGATGAAGTGATAAAGAAAAGCAAAAGTAAAAGAGCTAATTACGAATCTGCGGAAGACTATATAGCAAGGAGTAAAAATTAATGCCGGAAATTAAAAATAAAGATAAAGTTAAAATACCCGTAATAGACATTATTGACGAGTCAGAAATATACGCTTTGGGCTCGAAGCTGTATAAAAGATTTACTGCTTGGCGAGACAAGAAGCGCAAGATTGAAGAACAGTGGCTAAAGAATTTAAGGGCTTACAATTCTGTATATGATGCAGAGGTCAGGGCTAACTTTGACCCAGAGGGTTCTACTCAGTACATAGGCATTACCAGAATGAAGACTACTGCGGCGTATGCAATGCTTGTAGATATCTACTTTCCTGCCAGTGGCCATAAGTTCTGGGGCATTAAGCCTACACCGTATCCTGTGCTCAATGATGCTATATGGGACAAGGAAGATTTTATAGACAAGGAAACCGGCGAGCAACTAACCGAAGAAGAAGTATTGACGGAAACAACCAGTAGGATGTCGGAGAGAATCAATGACCAATTGATTGAAAACGATGCCGATGCGCTTATAAGAGCTGCGGTTAAAGACGCATGCACCTTTGGCTCAGGAGTTATTAAAGCTGGGATGATAAAGGTGGAACGTAAAAAGAACTGGGTGCAAGGCTTGGGGGAATGGGAGTTGGTTCAAGAAGACCATATCATCCCCGGAATGGCTCAGCCGTCACCGTTTGATGTTTACTTTGACATAAACGCTAATAATGCCGACAACTCTATAGGCACATATGAAAGGCATATTTTAAACAAAGAAGAAATAAGAGACCTTAAAAATTCAGTTGGGTTCAGAGAAGGCGTTATCGACGAATTAATAAAGGATTATCCCGGTGGAAACCACAATAGAGAGCATCATGAAATAGAAAGACAGAGCCTTGGAAACATTCAGCACTTTGACAATAGCGGATATTATGAAGTCCTTGAATACTGGGGCTACTTAGACGGGCAAGACCTCAGAGATGCAGGATTTGATGTAGCCGAAGACGAGTTAAAGCGTGGCTACCAAGCCAATGTTTGGATATCCGGCCATAAAGTAATAAAGATACTCATAGACGAAAGCATTAACAAAGGCAAGAAATACTTCGTATTCCCGTATGAGCAAGTTTCTAACCAGTTATGGGGTGTTGGGGTGCCAGAGATAATGATGGACTCGCAGGACGTCCTTAACGCTGCCTTCCGTCGCCTCTTGGATGATGTTGCAATGACTGGCAACCAGTTGGAAATAAACGTTGACAGGCTTGATGACAGGTCTGTCAATAACGCCAACAAGATAAGGCCTTGGAAGATATGGTACAGAAGTGGTGGAGATGAATCATACAACGCAATACACGTACATAAAGTACCGAGTATAGGCACTGAGCTTATACAGATCATAACAATGGTAAGGAATTTTATCGACGATGAAACAAGTCTTCCGTCTTTGATATCAGGCAGCCCAACTCAGGAAAGCGCACCGGGTTCGGAAACAGCAAGCGGTATGTCTATGCTAATGGGAGCGGCTCAGGTAGTTATTAAATCCGTAGTGAAAAACATTGATGATTTCCTAGTAAGGCCATTGATTAAAACGTATTACAGCTTTAATATGGAATGGAGCGAAGACGATAAGATTAAAGGCGATATGAAAATTAACGCTTTGGGTTCGAACATATTAGTAGCGAGGGAAATCCAGAGCAGAAACATGACGGAGTTTTTAAGCATAACCGCAAATGAATTTGATATGCCGCTTATAAAACGTCCGGGCATACTCCGTAAGATAGCCAAGAATATGGGCTTAGACGAAGAAGACATTAAGACAGACAGGGAAATAAAGAGAGAGTTAAACACGCCAGACCCGCAGGAGGAAAGACTGAAAGAGCTGGCAGTAGAAAAAGTAGAACTTGAAAACTCAGAACTAAGAGCCAAAATAGATGTTTTGAATAGTGAAGAAAATAAAAATAATTCCAAAATAGAATACGACAAAGAGTTCCTCCGTCAGAGAAGGATAGCGTTATCAGAAGACATCAAAGAAACACGCAAGGTTAATCGTGAGAAGCACGAAGTAGACATGGTAAACGCAAAGAAGAAAAAAGCAGAGGAAGGGGGAAACAAGGCAGTCAAGGCAAAACCAGTTAAAATTTTAAATAAATAGGAGGTAGGGATGGGCAAGCATCTTGAAGAAGAAGAAGCAAGGGCTGTTCTCATGTTGAGCACTGACCCGAATTGGCAAATCTACAAAGCGTATATTCAGAGGAAGTATATAGTAGCCCGGAACAACTGCGAGACGACAAATCGAGATCACAGGTTCTTTCAGGGCGGTGCTTTAGAACTCAAGGAAATGGCAACCATTGAGACAAAAGCGGCAAACATTTTAGGCGGAGTTTGAAAGAGAGGGCGTAAATGGCAAAAAAAACCGAAGAAGTAATTCCTATGATTGACACAGTAAATAAGGATATAGCTGAGTTTGCAAAGGCAGAAGATAACGCCGCAAATAAGTTATTTTATGAAGGCCAAGGCTTGCAAGAAGATGGCAAAACACCGATTGGAGAGGAAGCTCCTAAAGGGGAACCTAAGAAAGAGGAACCAGCTAAAGAGGAACCTGAGAAAGAAGGCCTTCCTAAAGAGGAAGCTCCTAAAGGGGAACCTAAGAAAGAGGACGAAGACTTAACAAAAGACCTTACAGTTGAAAATGCGGACAAGCGTATAAGTGCGGCTCAGAGAAAGATGCACGACAGTAATAAAAGCGCCAAGGATGCCGTAGATGAACTGAATCGTATACAGAAGGAAAACGAAAACCTTAAACTGTTAGTAGATAAGAAGGCAACGGAAGAACCAACGGCGGGCAAGAAAGAAGATCAGGAACCAGAAGCAGCTCCCCAGACAGATACGGAGATGGACGCTGACCTTGAGAATTTAAGGAAAGAATATCCTGAAATTGCAGAGCCGATGATAAAGATGATGCAGAAGCAAAATGCTCAGAATGTCGAGTTACAGAACAGGCTTAGTAAGCAGGAGGAAAGAGAAACCAAAAGAGAAGAAGAAGCAAAGGTAAGCAAAGAAAACTCCCATTACAACGCCATTGAAGACGCCCATCCGGATTTCAATGAAATATCCCAAGAGCCATTATTGGATGAATGGATTTCCGGGCTCGATTCAATGGAGCGAATTGGGGCGGAAGCCATTAGAAACAACGGCAAAACAAAAGATGTGATATCGTTATTAACAAGATTTAAGAAGGCTAATGGCTACAAGCTTCCCGGTGGTGCCGAAGGGCAAAGTACTAAGCCCACCGACTCGAAACTTGAAAAAGCTAAGAAGCTACAAACCCCTCAGTTTAATAAGTCTAAAGAAGTAAACACAGACGATAACCCTGTGATGTTCACACAGGAGCAGATGCACAAATGGACTGAGAAGGAATGGGCTGAAAACGAAGAAGCTGTAAATGAAGCAATGCGGAATAGACAAGTCCGCTAAGTAGTAGTATGATTTAGAGATAAGAGGCCGTGAATACCTTGCTTAGGCAAGCCATGATTCCCGAATTGATCTAAAGCGAAAATTAATATATTTTTCTAACTTAAGATTAAGGAGGGCTTAGTTATGCCTAGGAATGTTCCAGTAGCAGCCGGATATAATAACTT